CCATGCCCTATCACCAGAAAACAATTTTCGGGGATATAGGACTGCAAGCGCTAAAGGCCGAACTTTTGACGGTCTAACATCTGATATAGATTTAACAATTCTTCAAAGTTCAATGCTACCATCTATAAACTTTAAATTTGTTGATGCCATGCCTACATCTCTATCTGATCTTACGTTTGACACCACAGTATCCGATGTAGATTATATTACGGCAACAGTAGAATTTATGTATTCATACTATGAACACACAATTATCTAGTTGACTTCTTCTCAGTAATTGAGTAAGAGTAATACTAGGAGTGTGATATGAAACTAGACGACATTTACCAAGAATGGGAAAAGGATAGCGATATCAATCGCAATGAGCTTGGTGATGAAGCTCTCCGTATTCCTAAACTTCACCACAAATACTTTAAGATTTTCACGCAAGAACGCTTGACTCTGCGTAAGCTCGAGTTCGATCTCAAGCAGCTCAAACTAGAAAAGTATGAGTTCTTCACTCAAGGACCTACACCCGAACAACATGAAAAGGGTTGGAAGCTGCCACCTCAAGGCAAGATTCTAAAGTCGGATGCCAACAACTATGTTGATTCTGATCAAGAAGTTATACAACTAGCATTGAGGATTGGTATGCAATTGGAGAAGATTGAACTCCTCGAGTCGGTTATTAAGACACTGACCAATCGTGGATTTAACATTAAGTCGGCGATTGAATGGGAGAAATTCAAAGTTGGCATCTGACGTACATTTGCAATATGTCGACTCTGTATTCTTAAAGGTCCGAACAGATCCTGGCATCTTGATGGAGCTTTCTGAAGAGTTTACATATTTTGCACCAGGATATAAGTTTAGTCCGAAGTTTCGGAACAAAGTATGGGATGGTAAGATTCGCCTTATCAACTCAATGACTGGGGCTTGTTATGCAGGTCTGGCAAGGAGAATCAAAAAGTTTTGTGATACAAGAGGGTATTCATTCTCTTTTGATCATGAGCTTGCATATGATAACATCTCCGTTAAGGAAGTTGAAGACTTTATTAAAACACTTAACATACCATTTGAGGCAAGAGAATACCAGGTAGACTCTGTGGTTAAATGTTTGAGATCGAGAAGAAGGACACTGGAAAGTCCAACTTCATCTGGTAAATCATTGATGATATACATCATGACACAATGGTATAAGCAGCACAAGGCATTGATTATCGTTCCTACGATTGGTCTTGTTAAGCAAATGGAAGGTGACTTTAGAAGCTATGGGTATGAAGGACGCATTCACGTCTCTACGGATGGTCTATCAAAGGATACGGATATTCCGTGCGATGTTACGATCACTACGTGGCAATCCCTAAACAATGGTAAAACAAAGATGCCAAAGACCTGGTATAACCAGTTTGGTGTCGTAATAGGAGACGAAGCACATGGTGCAAAAGCAACATCCCTCATCCAAATCCTCAGTTCGTTGTCCCACTGCGAGTATCGTTTTGGCACTACAGGAACGCTCGATGGCGATCCGCTCAACGAAGCTACAATCGAAGGACTATTCGGACCAAAGTATAAAGCAGTAACAACAAAGCAATTGATGGAACAAGGTCATGTGACCAAGTTAAAGATCAAGTGCATTGTACTCAAGTATCCGGAAGAAGTGGCTAAGATTGTTCATGAGAAGGGTAGAACATACCAGGATGAAGTGAATACTCTGATTAACTTGCCGCAGAGAAACAACTTTATCAAAAATCTTGTTTTGTCACTAAAAGGAAACAAGCTACTATTCTTCAGGATGATCGATCATGGTAAAATCCTTAATAATCTCATTTCTAATTCTGGTGTCGATAACGTTTATTATATTGACGGTAGTGTCGATGGCAATACTCGGGAAGCTATACGGCACGCTATTGAAGATGAAGAAAATGCAATCATTATTGCCTCCCTCGGAACAACCTCGACGGGAGTCTCGATCAACAAGCTCCATCATATGGTCGCCGCCTCGCCGTCCAAATCAAAAATAAAAGTCCTGCAATCTATTGGCAGAATGTTGCGTCTTCATGAGGAAAAAGATGTTGCAATTTTGTACGATATCGTAGATGATATGACATATAAGTCAAAAGAGAACTTCACGCTCCAGCACTTTGTCGAGCGCACAAAGATATACGACAACGAACAATTCGATTATGAAATCTATAATGTAAAGATCAAGATATAATGGCACACTATGTAAACAACAAAAGTCTATACACCGAGATGGTAAAATATCGTGCGCGATATCTCGAGTCCCTGGAGAAGGGGGAACAACGTCCTCGTATTCCTGACTATGTTGGTCTGTGTATTCTACAGATTGCAACGCGGCTTGCAACCAAGCCGAACTTCTATAACTATTCGTATAAAGATGAAATGATCTCAGATGGTATTGAGAACTGCATTAATTACATCCACAACTTTGATCCGGACAAATCAAGCAATCCATTTGCATATTTCACACAGATCATATACTATGCGTTCCTTAGACGAATACAGAAAGAGAAAAAGCAGCAGTATATCAAACATAAATCAGTTGAAAATTCTGCAATTATGAACACATTAGTAGATATGTCACCTGAGGATACCAAGCAGTTTAATGCTGTATACCTGACTCAAGAGGCTGACAAACTACAGGCATTAGTAGATAAGTTTGAGCCTATAAAGGAAGTAAAAATGAAAAAGAAACCGCCAAAAGGCGTAGAGAAATTATTTGGAGAAGAAGATGATTAAGTTGAATATTCCCCCTCTCTTAGAACAAATCAGAGACAACATGCTCGATAAGAACAACAATGCCCATGTTAGATATAACTATAGTCTAACGATGGCTAACATTAAAGATTTCTGTGATCGGGCATTGGACGAATACAACAATCAGGATCGGCAGCAGACAAAAAAGGGTCGCCAACCAAATATATCACAGACAAAAGGAAATTAATCATGATAATTAATACACAACTAATGACCAATGAACTGCTTAATGACATGCAAGAAGAAGCAGGTGAGATGGGACTAAATGGTAACATCTATGTAGATGCTCGTGGTGCGACACCCAGTGAGCGCGAACAAATCCGCCGCATCCTTGCTGATCATTATGATCACCTACGTACTGCATTGAAATCTGTGGGTCGCTAATGAAAATTGCTTTGATCACTGATACTCACTGGGGTGCGCGTAATGATAGTGCAGCCTTTGCAGAGTATTTTAATCGGTTTTATTATGATCAGTTCTTTCCATATCTTGAAGAGCATGGAATTAAAACGATCTTCCATCTAGGGGATATCTGCGACCGCAGAAAGTATATCAACTTTGTTACGGCAAGACATCTTCGTAACTTTATGGATGCATGCTCAGCACGCAATCTCGACATCCATGTAAATATTGGCAATCATGATACTACATACAAGAACACTAATGATGTTAACTGTATGCGTGAGCTATATGACCACACACAGTATAGTGGTCTGAAGTGGTACGAAGATCCGACAGAAGTTGTGATTGATGGGACAAAGATTGCTGTTCTTCCATGGGTATGTTCAGGTAACTATGCAGAGTCCATGAAGTTTATTGAAGAGACAGACGCCCAGATTCTGTTCGGTCACCTTGAGCTTAGTGGGTTTGAGATGTACAAAGGTGCCGTCAATGATCATGGTATGTCGCCTAAGATTTTTGATAAGTTCGATGTTGTTTGTTCTGGTCACTTCCATCACAAGTCTACACGTGGTAACATCAACTATCTTGGTGCACCATATGAAATGACATGGTCTGATTATGATGATCCACGAGGCTTCCATGTATTCGATACAGAGACTCGTGAGCTGACCTTCATTCAGAACCCACGTAAGATGTTTCAGAAGTGGTTCTATGATGATGCATCTTGGCCAAGCTTCGAGTCTATCGATGGGTTTGCATTTGAGGAAGTGCGAGGGTCATATGTCAAAGTTATTGTGAAAAACAAAACCAATCCATTCTGGTTCGATACGTATATTGATCGACTGGAGAAGGCTGGAGCTCTTGACATTCAGGTCGTGGATGATCATCTCAACTTGAACCTAGAAGACGACTCTGATATTATTAACGAAGCAGAGGATACTCTGGCAATCCTCAGGAAAACTGTTGACAATATTGACAGTTCGGTGGATAAGGTAAAGCTATCGAACTTCCTTTCTAATCTTTATGCGGAAGCCCTGACTGTAGAATGATTGTATTTAAAAAACTTCGCTGGCAAAACCTACTGTCGACTGGTAACCAGTTCACAGAGATTCTTCTTAATCGCTCTAAATCTACTCTTATTGTAGGTGAGAATGGTGCAGGGAAGTCTACTATCCTTGATGCATTGTCTTTTGCAATGTATGGTCGTGCGTTTCGAAACATCAACAAAGCTCAGCTAATCAACTCGATTACTGGAAAGGGCATGTTAATCGAACTAGAGTTTTCTATCGGTCAGAAAGAATATCTGATTCGCAGAGGGATCAAGCCGAACATCTTTGAGATATATCAAGATAGTCAGCTACTCAATCAACAAGCGGATGCTCGTGAACAGCAAGACTTCCTTGAGCGTCAGATCCTGAAGCTCAATCATAAATCCTTTGGACAGATTGTTGTCCTGGGCTCAGCAAACTTCGTTCCTTTCATGCAGCTGAGTGCCCAGGAACGCAGAACGGTTATTGAGGACCTTCTGGATATCCAGATATTCACGACGATGAACTCGTTGTTGAAGGAAAAGGTCTCCGATAACCGTTCAAGCATTCAGGATTGTGACTATCAGGTCGCTTTGCTCGAGCAGAAGATTGACCTTGGGGAAAAGCACATTGATTCGATCCGTACAAACATTGATGATCTAATCAAGACAAAGCAAGAGCTAATTGAAGAGCTTGATCTTAGTGTAAGTTCTACTAGTCACCTTGTTGATCAGACGATGGCAAGTATTACTGAGCTCTCTCAACAAATCGAAGATCAGGATAAGGTAACTACTCGTAAGAGTAAGCTCCTGCAGATGGAAAAGGACCTAGAAGCAAAGGTCAAGAAGTTCAAGAAAGAGATTGATTTTTTCCACGATCATGATAATTGTCCCACATGTAAGCAGGGCATTGATCATGACTTCAAGGAGCAGTGGGTCACTGCTCGCAATTCTAAGACTGATGAGATTACATCAGCGATGACTCAGATTGAGACTGAGATTACAAATCTAGAAGCACGTCTGGAAGAGATTCGAACTGTTAATGCTAAGATTACAGCTCTCAATCAGCAGTGCACTAACCATAATGCAGATATTAGGTCATGGCAAAAGTCGATCGATACAATCAAGCAAGAGATTGAATCGATTCGTAATAACACCAAGACGATTGATGATAACTCAAATCAAGTTGCTGCTGCTCGTAAAGAACTCAAGCTGTTGTCTGGTCGAAAGATTGAGCTAGTCGAACAACGGGAGATTCTAGAAGTATCTGGTGTCCTGTTGAAGGATGGGGGCATTAAGACAAAAATTATTAAGCAGTTTGTTCCGATTATGAACAAGTTGATTAATAAGTACCTAGCAGCTATGGACTTCTTTGTCCAGTTTGAATTGGATGAAAAGTTTAATGAGACGATTAAGTCGCGCTTTAGAGATGAGTTTACTTATGCATCTTTCTCCGAGGGCGAGAAAATGCGTATTGATCTTGCTCTTATGTTTACCTGGAGGGCTATTGCTAAGCTTCGTAATAGTGCTAGTACTAATCTCCTTATCATGGATGAAGTCTTCGACTCATCCCTAGATACTTCAGGAACAGAAGAGTTCATGAAGATCCTTGATACACTTGCACTGGATACCAACACATTTGTTATCTCCCATAAGGGCGATCAGCTATATGATAAGTTCCACTCGGTGATTAAGTTTGAGAAGCATGCAAACTTTAGTCGGATTGCAACATGAACCAATGGGTAGAGACAATAGATGGCAAGTCGTATTGGTTCCAACAGTTTTCAAAAGCTGAAATGGTGCTACTGAAAAAATATCATGTAGCCATCGGTAGACTGACAAATATGGATTTAAGAGGTATATTATGATTAAAGACCTGGTGGATTGCAATGATCCAATTCTAAAGGAAGCAATTGATGCTTTCAATTTCGAAAATCCATCTGTGGATCCTGTTGAGCTAGCCCACGATCTTGCTCAAACGATGATTGAAAAAGAGGGTCTCGGTCTAGCAGCAAATCAGATTGGTATTAAGGCCAGAGCATTTGCTATGATGGGTGAGCAAATTGTTGTATGTTTCAACCCAAGAATTGTTGACTTTTCTGACGAACAGGTGTATTTAGAAGAAGGATGTCTTTCCTTTCCTAACTTGTATGTGAAGATTAAGCGTCCGAAGAAGATTAAAGTTCGATATACCGAACCTAATGGGAATATTGTAACAAATGTGTATGATGGAATTACAGCTCGTGTGTTTCAGCATGAGCTCGATCACCTCAATGGAATTGTCCATACTCAAAGAGCGAACCGCTACCACCTGGAACAAGCTCGAAAGCAAGCTAAAAAGATCACCAAGTTTGCCGGCAACAAGCCAATGTCAGACGAAGCAAAGGAATTGTTAGAATGGTTGAAAGTGTGAAGAAGCACGCATTTAGTGAAATCTTTTATTCGATTCAAGGGGAAGGTTACTACACTGGTGTGCCGACTGCCTGGCTTCGTTTCTTCCTTTGCAACCTCCAGTGCAGTGGCTTCGGTCAGCTAGATCCTAAAGATGAATCCACTTACATCCTTCCGTATAAAGATTTCGATCCTTCAACAGTCAATAGGATTGAGGATCTTCCGGTGTGGAAGTATGGTTGCGATTCGTCTTACTCTTGGTCCTCTAAGTTTAAGCATTTGCAGTATAAGAAGACTACAAAGGAGATTTGTGATCAGATCCAGCAAGAGCTAAGTAGTGAACACAATCCTGCTGGCACATTCTTGCATCCTAAGTCTGGCCTTGAACAGCATATGTGCTTTACTGGCGGTGAGCCTTTGATGAAGCATGGACAGCAAGCTGCTGTAGAGATTATTGACGAGTTCAAAGGACGTCAGGGAGGACCATTTCCTGGCACGAAAAATTATAAGGCTTCTAACCAGCCTGAGTTCATTACCTTTGAGACAAATGGAACACAGGAACTGACAGATGACTTTATTAAGTACTTTAGTAACCGCGGTCTTTTTAATGGTGAGCTTTTCTGGTCTGTTTCGCCCAAACTTTTTACAGTTGCCGGAGAGCGTACTGATAAAGCTATTAAACCTGAAAATGTGGCTCAGTACCAGAGTCTCTCGAAGGCGGGGCAGCTAAAGTTTGTAGTTGGGTCCAAGCAAGAACAGTGGGATGAGCTTGAGGATACTTTAGCTAAGTTTCGGGCTGCTGGTGTTAACTTCCCTGTTTGGATTATGCCAGTGGGGGCTACAGAGGAAGCGCAGGCTGGTGAATATGGATCGCACGCATCAGCTGGGGAAGTAGCCGAGATGGCCTACAAACGTGGATTTAATGTATCGGCCCGGGTTCATGTATATCTCTGGGGCAATTTAATTGGAGTTTAATGTGTGGTTGACGCAACATCTATTATTGATTATACTTTTACTGAGTTTCGGAACGGCATTCAAGATATTGCTAAGCAAATCGAAGAGAGTGGGTTTGCTCCTGACTATCTTGTGGGTATTGTGCGTGGGGGCAGTGTTCCAGCTGTTTATCTCTCACATAAGTTGAAGATTCCGGTAGTTATGGTTGCGTGGAATACACGCGACAATACTGAGTTTGGCACTGATTCTGTTACATGGATTCCAGAAGACCTGCTTGCAGGCAAGCGTGTACTGATTGTCGATGATATTGTCGATGGTGGCCAAACTATCAAAGAACTACTCGAGGATTGGCAGAAGTCTGTCCTAAAACCAATTCCTCATGAAAATATTCGTATTGCAGCTATGTGGTACAACACTGCACAAGATGTTGCTGTTGACTTTTATCACAAAACCATTGATAGGGATAGTGACTCCCGGTGGATTGTATTCGACTGGGAAGCATAAGCGGTTTGGAAGAAATATAATGATGATGCAAAGTAAAATAAAATTTATATGGACTCCTTTATTTTTTATAATGTTTATCCATGAGTATTTTGCACCGGGAATGATTATATGTGGCAGCATGTCCCTCACCGGTCAAATGTGGTTTATGTGGCTTATGATGGGGTTATCTGCAAGTGGAGCATATGTAGAACTCTTAGAAAGAGCACTAGAGAATCAAAGGTGAAATATATTGTAGCACTTCCTTTTGAAGCATAAGCGGTCTAACAGCATCATCCCGCTATATAAACTCTGCTGCTCTATTACTAATAGAGGAAAACAAAATGCCATTTTATAGTACTAAGCACTACGGTCATAACATTGGTCTGTCAGCTGTCTTCCGTCAGCCTAATGCAGATCACTCACACTGCCATCTCCTGCATGGGTATAGTCTTGCCTTTACATTTAAGTTTGGATGTGATGAGCTAGACAACAAGAACTGGGCAGTCGACTTTGGTGGTCTAAAGACTCTCAAGGCTTGGCTCGAAGATATGTTCGACCACAAGGTAGCTATTGATATCAATGACCCTCACCTTGAGAAGTTCAGAGAGCTTGAAGCTTTGGATCTTGCTGAGATCCGTATCTTTGATGGGGTAGGTGCAGAGAAATTTGCTTATCATGCATTTCAATTTGCTGATAAGCTGATACGTGAAAAGACGAACAACCGTTGTTGGGTTCAGTCAGTTGAGTGCGCTGAGCACGGGGCTAACTCGGCCATTTATGAAAAGGAATAATAATGAATCATCCAGATCCTAAGAAGCATCAGTATATCTCTTTTGTTAAGTCAGGTATTCGTATCGCAGGTTGTATCTGTGCAATCTATTCAGGTACGATTCTTGGACTTGCAATTGCGCTTCTAGTAGCCGAAGTTGTTGGTATTTACGAAGAACTAGTATAAGGAATTATGATGAGAAAGCAAGGCAAAACAATCGGTTATAATGACTATTCGGCTAAGATGCCGGATCTAGTATTTCGTTATGATGAGGATTTCTACACCGACGATCTTCCTGATCCTCAAGTAGAACCAGTCCTTGTTGGAGCTCGTGTTCCTATTCGTAAGGTGGGTATTGCTCCTGTCGATCTTCCGATTGTTGTCAAGCGCCGTGATG